TTCATTTTCCATATGTTCATCATATGTTTTAGATATGATTAACATATCTTCTTCTTTTACTTCTTTCTTTTTTCTGTTATTACGTCTACTTTCACTATACGCTTTACGCTTATAAATTTCTTCATCTAAACGTAAATTAAAAAATAAACCATTTTCATCTTTTTCAAACTTTTCAAATACATCTTCGTCATATGTTAAACATATCTTTAACATATCTTTTTCTTTAAGATGTCCGTTTTGATGTTGATGGCAAAGTAAACGAATGTATTTACCTATTTGCTCATTGGTTAGGAATGAAGTTCCTGTTAAAAAATCACTTGTGTAAAATAAGAATGCTGGGTCTTTTGACATAAAAAAATAACCCCAAACAATAACGAAAGGTACAAGCAGACGAAATTGAGAGGGGTATAAAGATTTTTCATAGTTATCTTGTACATAACTGTAATACTATACAAATATATATTATTTATATTGTATAACCTAATTCTTTTAAAACTTCTTCTTCTTTAGCGTGACGTTGGTTGTAAACGTTACCACGAAGATTTGCATTGTCTTGTTGTACCTTTTGCCTTGACCGTCTTATTGATTCAGGCGATGTGACCATTCGACCAGCTATTGCGTTTAAAACATCGTAGACAGATTTTGCACCAAGTTGTTCAAGTTGTTCTCGCCAAATGTCTGCCATTAACAATGCGTCATCGTCACGCATTTTAGTGCTGGTCTCAAGTCGTTGCTTAACTTGGTTTATAATTAGAAAACTTTTCATACTAAATTGTTTTTTAAATTGCCTTTGTACATTTTTTTCAATGCTTGGTTACTTCTCTTTGCAACTGGGTTCAATGGCTTCCAGTCAGGCATATCGTTAACGTCGATAAATTCTTGGCGTGTAGCTTCGCTTGGCTCTTTTTTAAATGTAAAGTATAGCATAAATAAAAACCCAACACAACAGATGTACACGAATAACAAAATCAAATTAAACATTTTCGCTTACGTTATAAAGTCCTACATAAATAACATCTTCATCTTCACCGATGATAGCATCGTTATTTCTAAACTGCTTAGTTGTTGAGATACACCCTACCGTTGCATCTAACATTTTAAATACCACCCATTCATAAGCATCAGCTTTAGTAGGGAAATTTTGAATTATTGTCTTTTTCATATCGTTTTTAAATAATTTTTCCAGTCATTTATTGTGTTAAAATACGCTTCATCAAATTCATTTTTTGACATAGGCAATGTAATGTACTTCACACCATTTATCCAAATGGTATAAATTCTTGTTTTTTTATTACTTCTTGTTTTCATTATCTTACTGACATTAAATTTTTATTTCTTTCAAGTTGCATTTCAATGGACTTATTCATTGATTGAAAATCAATTTTATGTGCATTTCTGATTTGTCTACAAATTGCATTTTTTGCATCTTTATAATTGTCAAAATCGTAAAGCTGCTCAACAAATTCCATCATCATATCTTTTAAAGTAAATGAAGTGTTGTATTGAGCTAACTCATTATTTAACATTTCTACAATAGCATCTCTGTTGGTTTTGCAAAAGATTATAACTTCTTCTTTTGATTCAAATCCTAAATTGTTTCCGTTTTCCATAATTCAAATATACACATACTTTCTATATATGCAAAATTTATTTTCAATATTGCAAAAATAATTATAAAAGATTACATTTCTTTGACAATTGATTGCAATAGCTGATTTGCATTGTATAGCTTTTCATCAATGATTTCTTGTACATCTTCAAGTTCTATGTGGGCAATAAACAAGTTGTGTGTAGATGGCATTCTTTTGTCATAACTAACAAAGTAACCAAAGTCAACTGCACTTGCAATCATACCCAATTGCATCTGCCAGTAATACTCAGGATGTATTTTTAGCAAATCTTCAGCACATTTGATTGACCTATTCTTTAAATGGATTCCACTATTAAAAGGATTCTTTATTTCGACCAAACAATTACTGCCAAGTGCATCAGGTGAATAACCTGAGTACTCACCATAAGGAATAAAAGTGTAAGTCTCGCCACCATAATAAGTGTAAAACTCATCTTGGTTTTGTTGAAATACCTCAAACGCTTCTTTTTCGTTTTCAATTCCCCACGTTAACGCTTCGCCCCATATTGGCTTTCTAATGCCAGTTAATAGCTCACTAGCTTTATCATATACAAATGTCTTTGCCGTCTCAGAAAGGTACTCCGACTTATTGCGTGGAGTACCCATTAATTTGTGAATTTCAGATGCCGTGAATTTACCTTCACGTACTTTGAGCCATTTACTTTCGTCGCTTGTTATTGTAATGTCCATAAATCTAAATCAAAGTTTCATTTAGCTGCAATAAGTAACTTTTTGTTTTCAGCACTTATAGTGTACTTGCGTTCGATGTCCTCAAGCAAACCACCCGTTTGCAAATGTTCTTTTGCCTTTATCCAAGTTGCGTGTGTAGGTGTTAGTTCTTCTTTTGCAATTGCTTTAGATGTCCCGTTATTACCAGTAGCAATATTGCCATCATCATCTGAACCATCGTCAATGTTCAAACCTAAAAGACTACTCAAAGAATAACGACGGGCATACGTCACGCCTGAACCAAGTTGTTGTGGGTTAGTAGCGTCTTTGCATAAAATGTCGTAAACGCTTTCAATCATTTGACCCGTATCTATGTGAATCAGTTTAGTCACAACACAAGTATTTATAACTGGTTGCATTAATACTAAACCATTCTTTTTTAAGATAGGTGTGATGATAGATAAAATGTGTGGTAACGTTGCATACTTTGACCCTTTGAAAAATGGGTTAGCAGCATCCTTTTTAATTGTCGGGCATTCCGCCTGAAAATTACTTACTGATAAAAATAGTTCTTTCATATCTTGTTTTCTTTTTTTAATTCTAATAAAATTTGACTTAATCTTCTATTGCCCATATCTTCAAATAAATGCCAGTCAATGGCTTCATCTCTTAAACCATCTTCATCGTGGCTAACAAAGGTATAAGGAATTAAATCGTCAGGGTATTCGTCAATGATTAATTGTTCGATAATTTCAGCATCGTATTCAAAATCGTAATCGCCATCGCAAAAATGACATTTAGCAAGGGAAAAAACTACATACATCTTTTATCCTCCTTAATGATTTGAAGTGCCGTATTTAAGACGATAAGGGCTTTAGGTTGGATTACATCACCATTAAGGTATTTCCTAACCGTAGGCATACTAATGCCAGTACGTGCAGCGACCCTTGAAACGATGCCGTGTCGCTTGTTTAATTTGATTTGATTAATTACTTCTTGTATTTCCATATAACAAAAATACAAAAAGTTTTTTAATATGCAAATTTATTTTACAATTTATGTAAATATTTTTTGTGCTAAGTGGTCAGCGATTGACTGAGACAACGTATCTAAACGCTTTTGGTTTAAGGTTGGTGCAATAAAAGGACGTGCTTTTGTGCCACTTGTATAAATATTTCTACTAATTTTTAGAGCTAACCACCCTTGATAATTTTTATTAAATGCAGTTTTAAATGAGCCATAACGTAGCTTTTGTTTCATCCATTTCAATAACGTTTTACCTGATACGATTGTTCCAGGTGCTTGACCTTCTTCAACATTAATATAGTAATCGTTCATTATCACTATGTAGTTCACTCCCTTTGCACTTGCCCTAATAACGGGCTTAATGTCGGCAGAAAGTGAACCACTTGCATTGCTTTTGTTCTTTGCTAATTTATCCCGTAGTGCCGTAATTAAATCATTGCCCCAATTAACAATAATACCGTTAATGTCAGGGGTTTTTAAATCATCAAATAATGATTTCTTTACGCCAATGTCGGATAAATCAACTTGCTTCATAACGTCTTTAAGGCTTCAATAAGTTTAGGGTGTGGATATACATCAGCTTTGTCTTTGCGTACGCTATTGTGGGTAAAAACGCCATTTGAACCACTTAACGCACGTTTAGTAACGTCCCAAATATCTGCGTTGTAAGTTAAATCAATTCCGTATTTATCCTTCCAAAGTTTTAACAACTCCACCACCGATTGTATTTGCTCATCTGTGTAGTTTTGCCAGTACTTTTGACCTTTGTATGGCGTTGCAAGTTCGCAAACTTGGTCAGCTGGGACTTCTGAATTTACATAGCTATAGAACTTATCGCCTTTTTTTACCAAGTAACCCCAGTTAACTATCTCAATACCTATTGAAATTTTATCTAAGTGCATAAATGGTAAACTATTGGCTTTAAAAGGTGCGCTTGTTAGCCCTAAGTGATAAGCCCAATGCTCAGATTTAAAACCCTGATAAATAATGCCATCACGTCCAATAACTACACACGTACCTATTTTGCCGATTTTGTCATTTTCCCAAATTGCAAAAACATTATCGCCTTTGCCAGTACCAGCCGTGTGATGCAAGTACACTTGTTTTTTGGGTGCGACCTCTTTGTAGTAGTCGTTAAATGCTATTTGTTTTAGTTTCATTGATTAGCTTGTTTAAATACCATTGTGCCTTGAGTAAATCTTCGTGTCCGTTTTTTCGTTCGTATCTCCAAATGTATTTTATTACATTGCCTTTTAAATAACCTTTAAAAGATTCTTGAGACATTGTGCTTTTAATTGCGTCGATGCATTCGATTTCACCTTTGTAATGTAGGGGGTTAATATTACTCATATTCTGTATGTCATTGCATTAATAGTTGTTGTTTCAACTTTATTTTTCATAGTACGCTCAGG